GACGCAGCGAGGCGGCAATTCTGCACGGCGACTGTGTCACGACCTTTCGGCAGCGGCACAATTTACAACTGCGGCGATGCCGAGGAAGAAGCAACGCGGCGCGGATGGGATTGCTTCAAGCGGAAGGACGGCAAGTGAAGGACATCATACTGTGGCGCAACGGCAAGTGGGTGAAATCAACCCTGAAGGAACTGCCTCCGCATTCCCACGGCAAGCCCGAGGAATGCGACCGATGCAACGCCGAACTGTATTGGGACTTTGAACGTGCCGCTGCCAAGCAATCATCTCATGAAGGAAAGCCAAATGCCTGACCCCAATATCGTGACCCGTCTGCTTGAAATCCCGGGATTTGGATGGCAATGCGGCGAACCGCTTCAAGACAAAGGTTCATACTTTCGCTGCTCATGCGGATGCAGCCAACCGGACGCGAATTTGGACGGTTATCTGATGATCTTGCAGCCGAAGATATTGCGCGAAGCCGCCCAAGAGATCGAACGCCTCCGCGCCGAGCGCGACAGGGCAAGGCGCACACTTTGTCAAGTGTTGGTGTTGACGCGCCCGCCTGGTAGCAAGCAGGGAGAACGCGGATTTGCAAAGGAAATGGGCTGGGATTGCTATGAGAGGACGACTCATGAAAAGTGACATTCTGACCCTACTGCGTATACCGTGGTACAGCGACGATTATGGCGTGTCGAAAGATGACTTGTGCAACGAACGCAACAAGGAAGCAACCACGGCCGCTCATGAGATCGAACGCCTCCGCGCCGAGCTGAAGGAAGCGAAGGCCCGCAACACCCTGTACCTTTCCCGACTCCAGGAGCATGAAGCCCGTGAACAATGACCGCTGCGAGTGCGAAATCTGCCGCCAGTACCGATCCCAGGACCGCATCATCAATGCCGTGGTCATCTGCATCGGTTTCGTCGCCGCCGCCATCATGGGCTACGTTGGCGTGATATGCTTCCGCGTATGGCAGTAATCACGACCTACGATCAATTCAAGGCCACCATCACCGAAGCCGTGGCTGCCGCCGGCGGCACGCGATCCGGCCTCGCACGCGAGATGGAAGCCAACGGCATCCTGCGCGCCCATACCGTCCGATGCCTCCTCGGCACACCCGGCACGGTCATCGGGAAGCGCAAGCCCACCTTCGACTCCATCCTGAAGGTGGCCAACGCCGCCGGGTTTGACCTCGTGTTGCAAAACCGAAAGGCACGGTAAGATGCAGTCGGAAGGGGGCATTATGCCCGACGAAACGCCCGACCCCCGCAGGGGGAAGGGGGATACTCGTGACCTGGTTTCCCGGCGCGAGAAAACCCTACACCTGTCATGCCTTGAGCGCGCCGTGTACGGCGGGTGGGACATTCCCGCCCCTGCCGCACAGGCCGCTCCCGCGTTCCTCATGGATGTGATGAACGACCCCAACATGGACACCCGCACTCGCGTGCGCGCCGTGGAGGTCATGGCCGCCCTGTCGCGTGATCGGGTCGATGCCACCGTCCAACTGGATCGCATCTACCGCCTTGAGGACGGAACCGCCACCGAGCGCGTGGAGATCACCGCCGATATGCCGGAGGGGGCGCTTGAGGCCGTGGCCCGCTCCATCGCCGGCGTGGCCCCGGCAGAACCCCCCAACCCGTGCCGAAAGCCCAAGCGCAAGCCCTGACCGCGACCCAGGCCGTGGAGGCCGCACGGGAGAACCCGGCGGCCTTTATCGCATTGCTCATCGGCAAGCCCATCAGCGGACTGCAACGCGAACTGTTGATCCACGCGGCCACCCACCACCGCTGGTACGCCGAGCTGCCCCGCGGCCACGGCAAGACCTCGAGCCTGACCTACCTTGCTGCGTGGTGGCTTGGCCGCCGCCCCGCGACCCGGTTCAAGCTCATCGGGTCAAACGACGAGGCCGCCAGCGCCACGAGCCGCTTCCTGCGCGACATCATCCGCAGCCCCTTGTACCGGGCCGTGTTCCCCCACGTTGCCCTCAAGCCCGGTGAGGACACCGTGACCGCCTGGAGCGTGACCGCCCCCGGTCTGCCCGCCCGCCGCGACCCGTCCGTGCAAGCCTCCGGCATCTTCGGCCGTACAGGCGGCCGCGCCGACATCTTGTGGCCCGATGACATCTGCGACCTCCGCAACGCGGTACTGCAACCCGCACTCCGCGAACAGGTCAAGGAGGCGATGGCGAACATTTGGCTGCCCATGCTTGACCCGTCCGCCAAGCACCCGGCGCGCATTTGGCGCACGGCCACGCCCTTCCATACGGATGACATCACCGCTCAATGGCGGCGCGAGTGCGAGGAGAACGGCACGCTCCTGCGGCGGCCGTGCCGGGGCTTGGAAAGCCCGTGGCCCGAAGTCTTTACGGCCGAACTGCTTAACCGCAACCGCCGCGAAATGGGGCCAATGGCCTATGCCCGCGCCTACGAGCTTGTGCCGCTGTCCTCGGACCTCCTCGTGTTCCGGCCCGAGTGGGTGCGCTATCACGATGGCAACCACACGGGGTCGCGCACCATCGCTGCCATCGACTGGGGGTACGGCCGCAAGCGCCAAGAGCGCGACGATCCCGACTACTCCGTCTGCATCGTGGGCGAGGTGGACTACAACCGCAACCTGTACCTGACCGACATCCTGCGCGTGCGCGAGTCCTTCCCTGACTTCGCCCGCATGGCGAAGGAACTGGTGGAGCGCCGAGGCTGCCAACTGGTTCTTGCCGAGGCCAACGGGCCGCAAAAGGGCGTGTTCGACCAATTCCGCATGGGCTGCCGTCAGCCCGTCATCCCCGTGGAACGCGGGGCGGACAAGCACCTCCGCGCCGCCGGGGCGCAGCCATTCGTGGAGCAGGGCCGCCTTCACTTCCCCCAGGCTGCCAACGGCCAAGCCGCGCCCGACTTCCGCGTGGTGCTGGACGAGCTGCTGTCGTTCCCCGCCGGGTCGCACGATGACACCGTGGACGTTGTGGTGGACCTCTGCAACGCGGCCGCCAGCGGTACGGTGGTGAGTCAAGGCGGCGTGGTGACCGTCAACACCACGCCCACGCGGATGTTTGAATCGCGTGGTCCGAAGCGAAGGATGTTCGGGTGAGTCGTTAGACTGATGCGAATGGCCGACCCGCAGCACAGCAATCCTTTGATGCCGAACGCCGTTCCGGGAACGGGCCTCCCGCCCGCACGCCGGCCGCGCAAGCCCCTGCCACCGCCCACGAGCCGCGGACCCACCGGGCCGCTTGCCCTGCCCGTGGAAGTGCAGCGGTCGTACTTCCGTACCGCGTCCCTGATGCTGCGAAACAGCAGCCTCGCGTACCGCCTGGATGTGAACTATCAGGCCATGATGCGGATGGACGCGGACATCGAAGGTGTCCTGCGCTCCCTCCTCGTCACCCTCGCTGGCCTTGAATGGTCCGTGACCGCGGACGATGATGAGAACCCCCGCACGCAGGAACTCGCTTCCCGCATCGCCGACATCGTCAACGCCATCCCCCGGCGCAGCGACCTGTTCCGCGCCATGCATGACGCCGTGTGGTACGGCGTGTCCGCGACCAACATCGTCTACGAGAAGGACGCGAAGCTCGGCGTGCGCGTGGCCGAATGGATTCCGTTCGCCTCCGACACCCTGGCATTCGACCAGCGCGGCAACGTGGCTATGCGCGTTGGCTCGGCGTACATCAACGAATCGTCGGTGACCGACCTTGGCTTCGACTCGCTCGTTCACCTGTTCGACGAAAACGAGCGCCGCGCCATTGTCCTGCACCGCGTGTTCACGACCGCCCCGAACTTCATCGACCCGAACAGCGCCGACCAGGTCTACCGCGGCGTGGGCGCACGCGATGTGTGCTGGTACATTTGGCTGCTGAAGCAGGAAATCCTTCAGAACGCCGCCGCCTACGCGGAGCGGTACGCGCTCGGCATCCGAGTGGGCTACTACCCCGCTGGCAACGATGCGGCCAAGAACGAGATGCTGACGGTTCTTCAGAACCTCGTCAACGACAACTCCGTGGTGCTGCCGCGCATCGGCCCGAACGAGTCGATGTACGACATCGACATCAAGGACGCGAACGCGGGTCGCGCACAGATCTTCATGGAGATGGTCGATTGGTGCAGCAGCAAGCTCAAGGAGGCCATCCTGGGGCAGTCGCTTTCGAGCGAGGCGGGCGGCACGGGCATGGGATCCGGCGTTGCCGACCTCCACGCTGACACCCTCTCCCGCGTCATCCGCTACCACGCGGACGCGCTAGCGGAATCCATCACCACCGACCTGGTGCGCGTGGTCGCCAAGATGCTCGGCGCGTCCGATGACGAAGCCCGCGCCATCCGTTTCAACTTTGCCCCGGAGCGCCCGGACACCAAGGAGCGCCTGGAGGCCGTGGAGAAGTTCGTGGCCCTCGGCGGCCGCGTCAGCGAACGCGAGGTGCGCGACCTTCTCGGCCTTGCCGAACCGATGGACGGCGAACCCGTCCTTGGTGGCAAGTCGGCCGGCGGGGACAACCCCATTGCAGCCATGCTTGGCATGGGCAACGATGCCCCGGAGGGTGAGGAACCCGCCCCGCAGGCTCCCAAGGTCGTGGCCGTCCGCAAGCGCAAGCGCAAGGCATGAACCGCGCCGCGCTAGACAAGCACCTCCGCAGCGTCCTCAAGGAGGCGCAGCAGGCGTACCGCAAGGGCATCGCAGCTCAGGTATTGGGGGAAACGGGCGCGGAGCATTGGCGGACGTTCCACGAGGCAACGTCGGCCCTTCTGATGGCCTCGTGGCTCTTTGGCGCACGACAAGCCATCGACAAGGCCAAGATCCCGGACGAGGCCGTGGCGGGGATGCTCGAGGACAACACGGCCCTGACTTTCGACCGCCTTGAAACGGGCATTTCGCTAGAGGGCTTTGGTCTTGACTTCCTCGCCCCCATCGCCAACTGGTTCCGCACCCGCGTGCCGATCTCGCGCACGGATTGGGATGTGCTGATTGAGGCCGCCCAGCGCAGCGGCGGCGAGGTGGCCGACCACGAGCGCGACAACGCCCTGCCGGATATGCGCGCCCGTAACCCGGTGCTTGATTCGCTCCTGCGCGGCATCACGGTCAATCCCCAGGGTGGTCAAATCTCCACGGCCAAGCGGATCACCGATGGCACGTTCTTCGTAACCGCCATGAACCCCAAGCAGACACGGGAGACGCAGGAGCTGATTGCCCGCGTCATCGAAGAGAAACCCGGCAAGTCCGTGGTGGGCAAGTGGATACGCAAGATGAACCTCGGGGACTTCGTGACCACCACGCAGATGGTCACAGGGACGCACCTGACCACGGCGCGGCTCGAGACCGTGCTACGCACGAACACCAACCGGGCGGCCACGGAGGGGCTTGCGGAAACCCTGCGCGAACCAAAGGTGCAGGCGTTCGTGCCGCTGGTGGAATACAGCGCGACCGGGGACAACCGGACGCGGCCCACGCATCAGGGCTTGGACGGCTACATCGGCACGATGGAGATGTTCGACCGCCAGGGGATCGCACCGCCGTGCGGATTCAACTGCTTCCCGTCTTGGCAACCTGTTGATGGGGCGGTGGACATGGGCTTCCGTGCGTCATATTGCGGTGCGCTGGTACACCTCAATACGCGGTCGGGTGGCACTATCGCAGCGACAGCCAATCACCCAATACTGACCGACCGGGGATGGATTCCGGCCCACGCTGTCAAGGTTGGCGACAAGATGCTGCGCCGCAGCGTCCAGCCCGTGAACGCGGCGGAAGGACTTGGATACAACGAGGGCAACTACTTGCAGCCCACGGCCTTGCAGATATTCAACGCGCTCGCGGCGAAGGCTGTAACCCGTACGACTGTCAGCGCGAAGGCCAACGGCCATATGTTCGATGGCGATGCCATTAGCGCGCATGGCGAAATCGACGTTGTAAGGACCGACCGGGTACTGATGTTCGATGTGTTCAACGCCCAGGGCGCGAATAGCCTCCAAGAGCGGCAGCTCGTCGGGGCTGGTCAGCCGAGCCTTGGATTTGGCGCATCGGATCAATTCGTCCATGCTTCGCTTTCGGCCACGAACGGCAGCCCAGGCCGCCGCGCATTGCCGTTTGACGGCAGCCGGATCTTGTTTGATTCCGCTCCATTTGAGCGTTTCGGCCTCCCCCTGCGTGCGGAGCTTGATGCCTCGCTTGAGGAGGCGTCGATCAATCGCACCACGAGATACGCCGAGCGATTTGGCGATTTGGTTGGTGCTTTCGCCGGCACGGTAACGCTTGACGATGTTGTCGATGTCGATGTTGTTTCTAAGTGGGAGGGGCATGTGTATGACTTCCGAAGCAGCAGCGGCATTCTACTCGCTGACGGTTTGATCGTGAGTAATTGTCGATGCTCTTTGATACCCGTGCCGGCGGCGCGCGCCCTTGAGCGCGGATGGACGGATGTAGATGGCAACGTGAACTACGCCGCGCTGAAGCGGCACAACGGGAAGCGCCAGCAGCTCATTGACACGCGGCAGATTCCCGATCCCGGATTTGTGAATGCGTAAATCGCAAGAGAGGACGCTACGATGGAAGGCATGAGCGACAATCGCAACGAAATTCAACAGCGGCTCGGGGTGTTTGCGCGACCTGGCACGAAGGCGAAGTTTGATCGACGCATCGAAGTCGATCATTGGACTAGCCCAAAGGGAACCAAGTACGTTGCGGGAGTGCATGAACACGGTGGCGGTACTTCGTTTCAGCCTTTCATTAGTGCAACCTATTCCGATGGCGGCGAACAATTGATGACTGGCAACGCGCCGTCATTCAAGACGGAAAAAGGTGCAAGAAAGTGGCTTGCTACGGAAATTGGCCGCAGAAAGTCCGTTGCCTCCCGCCCCGGCGCGAAGGCGAAGATGGGCATCCTAGATCGCATCAGCCGCGGTTTGAGTGCCGCCACGGCGAAGCCCGTTGATCCCACCACGCCGCAGTATGCCTCCGGCCTGAACGCCGCGAAGAAGGCGGCGGAAGATGCCAAGACCAACTACGACTACATGGCGGATCTGAACGATGCTCGGTTCAAGCAGCTTGACAATTACGTCAAGGTGACGAGCAGCATGATTGCCAAGATGAACTCCACGGCCGATATCCAGCGGCTCATTGCTGGCCTCAAGGCCGCGGTGGCTGCGCGTGTGTTCGTGCAGTCCTCCATGAAAACCCCGTTCTTGCGCCTGGGTGAAAAGACCGAATTCGTTTCACAGAGCCGTCAACTTTATACGGAATACAAGAAGCAGATCAACAAGGCATTCAAGGCGGCCGAACGTCTTCAAGGTCTCGCAAGCGACTTTGAGTGGAATCTCAAAGACAAGCAGTCCGCTGCAAAGAAGCAAAAGAAGAATGACAAGGCAAATCAGTTTGCTGCGTTGATCAAAGAACTCAATTCGCTTCTGCGTGACATGGACAACGTTTCTATGGACGCAAGCGGTCTTGGTATGGAATACGGACAGTCTTTTGACGACATGAAGGCAGATGCAGACAAGAGTCAAGACATAGTTCGCAAGACTGCAATCTTGGCTGCAAAGTTTGACGCGATCAAGCGCAAGGCATCGGAAGTACAAAAGATGAATTCGGCGCGTATTACCGCCCCTCGCCCCGCCGCGAAGGCCGCGATGGGCCTCGAGGACGCGTGCTGGAAGGGCTACGAGGCCGTGGGCATGAAGACCAAGGACGGCAAGGACGTTCCCAACTGCGTCCCGAAGGCCACCGCCGCCAAGGCCGATGACAAGACCGAATGCGCCGAGTGCGAGACCGAGCAGGACAAGGCCGGCCTCAAGCTCATGGAGAAGGCCGACAAGGCCGTCAGCGACAAGATCCGAACACTCATCAAGGAAGGCAAGCCGCAGGACCAGGCGGTTGCCATTGCGCTCGACATGAAGCGCCGAGGAGAACTCTGATATGGACATCACCATTATCACCGCACAGAACAACTTCCGCAAGGTGACGGCCGCGTCCGTTCCGGCCACCTACACCGCTAGCGGTGCGACCCTCGTTCAGACCCCGCCCACCACCGGGCTGCTGTTCGACTACACATCAATCAACGGGCAAAACCCCTCGCTGCTTTACGTCATGCCGTTTATGGTGTCGGCGACCACCGCGCAGACCGCCATCGGTATGCGGCTCCTCGGGTGGCGCAAGTACCTGGACACCAGCGGCACGCTCACGGGCGTGACCATTGCAGATACGGTCGGCAACTTCACGTGCAACGCCAACCCCACGCTCGTGGTCGGTCAGACGCTGACTATTGCCGGAACCTATGGCGGTACGGGATCAATCACCGGATACAGCAATCCGACCACCTACTACATCATCGCCACGAACGGATCAAGCACGTTCCAGCTTTCGGCAACCTCGGGCGGTTCGGCGATTGTCACGACCGCTGGCACTCCGACCGGGTTGACGTACACACGCTCAAGTGTTTCCTCGTTCTGGTACGTGCCGACCGTTGTGGCGGATTTGACGCTGACCTTCACGAGCGGCACGGTCCCGAACTACACCATTGACGGTACGGCCAATCACCGTACCTTCAGCGGCATCACACAGGTCTCGGGAACCCCGTCGGGCAACCTGTATTCCCCGGCAACGGCCGCAACGAGCAACGTGGAGCCTGCCTACGCCATGATCGACCTGGCTGGCGCGCAGTACGTCACCGCCCAGTTCAAGTCTAGCGGCACGCCCGACATGGGCGCGTTCTGGTCCACCCTCTGATGAATCGCGCCAACCGCCCAAGGATGTCACGGATCAGCGGCTCGTCCATTGCGAGCAAGCTGATGACTCGCGCTGGCGATGGCTCCACGCTTTTCATTGATTTCACTACGGGTGTCATTGACCCGCGGATCACCTTCACGCGTGCGACCGGATCTGGAATCCAGACTGGACCAACGTATGTTGGTTCCAATCAATTGATTCAATATGCGACCACGAATGAACCGCGTTTCGATTATGACCTCACCACGGGTGTTGCCAAAGGATTGCTGATTGAAACAACGGCAACAAACTTGGTTGTTTGGGGTCAAGACTGCTGGGGTAATAATAACTGGGGGCGCAATCTCGGCGTTAATATAAACGCGGTATCTGGAAGCGGTGGTACTACCGTGTCGAGAATCGACGGTCCAGACGGTGGAACCCTTACAGGTACAAGTATTTCAAAGGATGCTACATTTACCTTTGTTCGACTTTTCAACAGTACGGCAATTTCTGCATCAAAGCAATACACCTACAGTATGTACGTCCGCGCAGGAACTGGTGGAACGACATATTTCCGTCTTGCTCCTTTCAACGGTGGAACTGCGCTAACTACTGTTGGTGCTTGCAGCGATCCAGCCGTTGGAATCGACAACGCATCAGGGTTCGGAACTCGATTCTCTAACTTGCCAACAGATCGCTGGGTGCGAGTGTGGGTGACGTTCACGACTGACGCAGGTCAAAGTTCGTTGACTTATACCGTTTACCCGAACCTTACTACGTCGGCAGCATCAATCAATTACATTTGGGGCGCGCAAGTGGAACTTGGTCCAATTCCTAGTTCTGTAATTCTGACGGCTGCATCAAGTGCTACTCGCGCTACTGACACCGCCATCATCGCTGCTGGTTCAAACTTCAGTTCCTGGTACACGGGCGGAACAACGGGTACGTTTGTGGCTAACTGGTACGGAAACGCGGCAAGTTCAACTGCTCGCTCGGTGATCGCGACAAACGACGTATCAACCCAACATCTGCATCTGTATCAAACCCCTTCCGCGCTCACGCTGCGCCTGGCAGACCGCAACGCTGTGGGTACCGTCACTACCGTCACGACCGCAAATAGCATGACCGCTGGCGCGTTGACGAAGGGAGCATTTAGTTATAACGGAACGGCTGCAAATCTGTGCCTGAACGGCGGCACAGTTGCCAGCGGAACGCTGGCATTCAGCTCCGAACCAACATGGTTGAGTATTGGCGGCCCGTCTACAAATGGAACGAGTATCACGGACACAGACGTCATGCTCAACAACAGCATTTGCTCACTCAAGTATTGGCCGTCCGTACTTCCCAACACCACGCTGCAAGCCCTGACCACCTGACATGGACTACCTACTCCGCTCAAATACAGAGTCCGATCTTGAGGATGCGCTCATTGCCGCTGGCGTTGCTCAGGAAGTGACCGATGTGAATGGCGAAGTCACCGTGCAGGTCGTTGCGGGCATTACCCTTGACCGCATTGGACCGATCCCGCCGAGACTTAACCCCGAGGGCGAGGTAATTGGCCCTGGCGACAACCGCTACCACGCAAACCTCCGCGCCACCATTGAGCTGACCGAAGACCAGGTGGAAGCTCTGCCGACCGTTGACCCCCCGCCGTCCGTCCCGTATCGGGTGTTTATCTAATGGAAATTGACCTCAAGCCAACCGACGAGATGGCCGCCAACGCCGAGCGTGGGCTTGCCCTGCGCGAGAAGCACGGCCGCGGTGGAACGGAGGTGGGCGTTGCTCGAGCGCGGGACATCAAGAACCGCAAGAACCTGTCCCCGGACACGGTGCGTCGGATGAACTCCTACTTCGCCCGCCACGAGGTGGACAAGAAGGGCGAGGGCTGGGGCAAGGATTCTGCCGGGTATATCGCGTGGCTTCTGTGGGGCGGCGATGCCGGCAAGGCTTGGGCGGAACGCAAGAGCAAGGAACTGGACCGCAAGGAGGACAAGACCGTGAATAGCAAGGCATCGCACAGCGTGCAGGATGACGGCGAGAAGATCAAGATTGAGCGCGTAGAGCTGTTCATGGCGTTCGACCCGGCCATCGACGATGGCGATTCCGACCCGGAACTGAAGCGGTTCAACAACGAGCGCCTGAAGTCCATCGTTCGCGCCACCCGCGCCCATATGGCGCGTGGCTCCTTCCCCCAGGTCGTGGTCATGCACGAGAAGAACGGGGACGAGCCGAAGAGCGCCGTGGGCAGAATTCCTTCGATCAATTACGAAGAACGCAATGGCATCGGTTACATTGTGGGAGACATGGAGGTGAACAAGCCCATCTTCGACAGCCTTATTGCAACCAACGCATTCCCGCGTCGGTCGGCAGAGATTTGGGCTGAATCGAACCACCTGTCGGAAGTGGCCCTGCTGGGCCGCGAGACCCCGCGCCGGCCGTTGCCCGATACCCACTTCGCCCGCGAGGGAAAGAAGATCACTTGTTCCAAGTCAAACTTCGACCTCGCCGGGGTCGGAGGCGGACTCAACACCTTTGTCCCGGCGACCACCAAGGAGGAAGCCTCAATGGCATCCAACGATTACCGCGAAGAGCTTGAGGCGATGAAGTGCGCCATCGGCGAACTCGCTGACATGATGAAGAAGAAGTTCGGTGAGGACGAGTCCGAGGACGAGAAGGACGAGATGTCCGCCGAGACCATGGAAGACATGGACTATAAGGACGAGAACGCCGAGGACGGCGTTCACATCGACATCGGTTCGCACGAGGGTGCGCCGGATTCGGTGGACATCGAAGAGGAAGAGGCCATGCCCGTGGTCGCTGCCCGGTTGACCTACTCGCTGCGTTCGGAGAACGCCCGCCTGAAGTCCCGCATGGAGCGCCTTGAGGCCGAGATTCGCCGCGAGAAGTTCTCCCGCGAGATCGACATCCTCGAGCAGGACGGCTACCGCATCCCCGAGTCGCAGCGCGACAACCTGATGACCCAGCTCCAGGCCAGCAGCGACCCGGTCGCCCTGCTTGAGTCGTGGCGTTCCCTGTTCTCCCGTGATCCCATCGGTGCGAAGATTGACATGAGCCGTGCGGCCATGCCCAAGACCGTCAGCGGTGGCGACATCTCCTCGTTGGTCAAGGAATTCGCCGGCAAGCCGGAAGAGTTCGCCAAGGCCATCAACTCCCGCATCAAGCGTTAATCGCAGAAGGACACTACAGAAATGCTTCAGTTCTCCCCCAATCTCATCGCAGGCGGCGACATCAACCCCTACGCCATCGTGAAGATGTCTACCACCGCATTTACGGGCGCGGCTTCCACCGCTGCTGCTGACTACGTTGTCGGCGTTGCTGACGGTTCGACTCGTCGTTTCGACTCCGCGCTTCACGCGGCTGCTGGCGACCCGATCAGCCTTCAGCCTTCCAATTGCGTGCAGCTCAAGTGCAACGGCTCCACGGCCATTACCGCTGGTCTTGCTCTCAAGGCAACGACCGCTGGTGCAGCACTTGGCACGGCTGTGTCGGGCGATGTTCCCCTGTTCGTTGCTCTTGAGGACGCGTCGGTTGGCGCGATCTTCTGGGCTTACCGTCTCCCCGCCACCAAGGCGCTCTGATTCCCCGACCTTAAGGAGGTCTCACCATGAGTTATGTCGCAGTCGGTGGCGGACTGAATACGTTCGTCCCCTCCACCAACGCCCTCGCAACGGGCGCTCTCCAGGTTGAATTCACCCGTGCGGTGAACACCTTCCCCATCACGAAGTACGCGCAAATCGTTCCCACCCAGCAGATGACGGGCTACTACCTCCGTCTTGACTCGGACGACAACGTCCGCGTGACTGATGTGAACGAGTTCGCTTGGCCCCTGGGCAATGACCGCCCGGTCGGCAAGATGAACCAGCACGACTTCGTGGCGTTCACCGCTGCTCGCTTCGCCTACCCGTTCTACATCCCGAACGAGACCGTGAAGCAGGCCGCGTGGGACGTTGTCGCCCAGCACGCTCGCGCCAAGGCGCAGCTCGCCATGACGGCGCGCTCGATGCGTACCGCGACCGCCCTGACCAATACGGCGGCCGTCAATGCGTTCACCGCAGTCGGAAACTACTTCGCAACGGGTACGACTTCGGCTGCTGGTGGCCCGTGGACGACTGCTGGTAGCCCGGACAACCGCATTCAGAAGGGCATTCAGCAGGCTCTCCAGCGCATTTCGCTTGCCACGGGCGGCGCGGTGCGTGGTGAGACTGACATCATGATGGTCATTTCCCCGACCATTGCAAATGCTCTTTCGCAGACTTCGGAAGTTCGTGACTACGTCAAGAACTACCCGGCTGCTCTGCCCTTCCTTCAGGGTGCGGACACGTTTGCCAAGTACGGCCTCCCGCCGAACCTCTTCGGCGTGCAGGTCGTGGTCGATGACAGCGTGAAGGTGACCACCCGCAAGGGTGCTTCCAGCACCACCCGTTCGTTCGTCTACGGCAACTCGGCGATCTTCGTGAGCCGTCCGGGTGGCCTGGTGGGCGTGGAAGGTTCCACCTCGTTCTCTACCTGTCAGATCTTCGCCTTTGAGGACATGACGGTTGAGAACTGGGACGATCCGCGTGATCGTCGCATTGAAGGCCGCGTGATTGACAACAGCACCTCGGAACTAGTTGCTCCGGTGTCCGGCTTCCTGGTTGCTGATATCACGAGCTGACGTTCGTTCGCCACAGTCATGGGGGGGCAGGAGTTTCGATTCCTGCCCCCCCGTGTTCGCATAAGGGGACACCATGCCACAGTACGCCGGCTATGCGGAACTTGAGTCATCGCTTGATGCCAACATCATCGCGCAGCTCTCAAGCGATACGGGCAGCAACAACCCCGGCGCGAACTGCCTCGTGGACACCATCCTGCAACGCGC